AATAACGACTCCGAATTGACGATCACGCTGTTCAATGGCGCGGTCATTTGGTTCAAGAGCGCGCACGACCCCGACAGCCTCTATGGCGAGGACGTGTATGGCGCGGTCATTGATGAAGGCTCGCGCTGCAAGGAAGAGTCCTGGTTCGCGCTGCGCTCGACGCTGACGGCGACGCGCGCGCTGATTCGCATCATCGGCAACGTGAAAGGGCGGGCGAACTGGCACTACAAGCTCGCTCGCCGCGCCGAGTCCGGCGAACCCGACATGCGCTACACGAAGATCATCTGCTGGGATGCCGTCGAGGCCGGCGTGCTCGCCCAGGAAGAGATCGAGGACGCACAGCGCGTTCTCCCGGAAGATGTCTTCAACGAGTTGTATCTTTGCGAGCCGTCCGACGATGGCGGTAACCCGTTTGGGCTGGCCGCGATCAAACGCCAGATGCTACCGGGCTTGCTGACGGACAAGCCGGCGCGCGTTTTCGGGGTAGACCTCGCCCGCAAGCGCGACTACGTCGTGGTCATCGGCCTCGACGAAGATGGCGGCTGTTGCCGCTTTGAGCGCTGGCAGGCCGATTGGGATCAGACTGTCTCCCGCATCCTCGGGATCGTGGGCGAGACGCCAACGCTGGTCGATGAGTCCGGCGTGGGCGACATGCCCGTGCAGACGTTGCAGAAGGCGCGTTACGGCGTCTTCGAAGGCTACCTCTTCAGCGCGCCGAGCAAGCAGCGGCTGATGGAGGGACTCGCCGTCGCGATCCAGCAGGGTCAGGTCTGGTATCCAGACGGGCCGATCGTCAACGAGTTGGAAACCTTCGAGTACGAGTACACGCGCACCGGCGTGCGCTACACCGCGCCGGATGGGATGCACGACGACTGCGTCTGCGCCCTGGCGCTGGCTGTTCAACATCTCGCCACGGCCCCGCCGCCGCTGGCGTTCGCGTTCGCGTAGGAGACATCATGGGCATCCGCAGCGCCATCCGCTCGCTCATCACCCGCCAGCCGGTCGGCACCTACTCGGCCACCAAGCCCGACGATGCCTACGGCCTGCTGTCGCGCATCTTCCCCGCGCGCATGGGCGAGCCGCCGGCGTTGGGCGAACTTGACATGCTGCGCGCCTACACCAAATATCCCTGGCTGCGCGCCGTCGTGCATCGTGTCTGCTACGCGGTCGCCACGACCGACTGGCAGCTCTACGTGGTGAGCAAAGGCGGCAAAGCGCAGCCGGCGAAGCACATCCAGCGGGCGCTCAAGCCCGCAACGCGCTCGACCTACCTCAAGGCCGCCGCCGACGCGGGCGAACTCAAGCAGATCACCGACCATCCGCTGCTAACGCTGCTGGCGCAGCCGAACCCGGTGCTGACCGGTATCGAGACGCTGCTGTTCGCGCAGGAGCAGTTGGAAATGGTCGGCAACAGCTTCTTCGTCAAGGAGCGCAACGGCGCAGGGATGCCGGTGCAGTTGTGGCCGATCCCGAGCTACTGGATCAGCCGCACGCCGACGGTGGACAACCCGGTCTACGCGGTCAGCTTCCGCGGCTGGCAGGGCGAGATCCCGGATACTGAGGTGTTGTGGCTCAAGGACCCCAACCCCGAGAACCCGTACGCCCGCGGCCGCGGCATCGCGCAGGCGCTCGCCGATGACATCGAACTCGACGGCTACGCGGCGAAGCATATGCGCGCCTGGTTCTGGAACGGCGCGCGCCCCGAGATGGTGATCTCAGCGCCCGGCCTCGGCGAGCCGGAGACGAAGCGGCTGGAGAACGCCTGGAACAACCAGAATCAGGGTTTCTGGCGGGCGTTCAAAACGATGTTTATCAACCGCGAGCTGAAGGTGCAGCCGATCTCGCAGACGTTCGCCGACCAGCAGATGATCGAGCTGCGCACGCACGAGCGCGACGTGATCCGCCAGGTGTTCGGTGTGCCGCCGGAGGAGCTGGGCATCGTCGAGAACTCGAACCGGAGCACGATCGGTGCGGCCGACTTCATGATGGCCCGCAACGTGACCGTGCCGCGCCTGGAGCGCAACCGCGCGTTCTGGCAGCAGTTCCTCGTGCCCGAATTCGACGAGCGGCTCATCCTCGATTACGTCTCGCCGATCAAAGAAGACGCGGACTTCAAGCTGCGCTCGATGTCGGCGCAGCCTGGCGCGTTCCTGATCGATGAGTGGCGCGCGATGGCGAGCCACGGCCCGCTGGAGCGCGGCGAGGGCGCAACGCTGTTCGTTCCCGCGCTGGTCACGCCGATGGACCCGAGCGAACTCTCCAACGCGCCGACGCCCACGCAAGCGCCCACGCAGCCCAACGACGGCAAGGCCGCGCAGATCGCGGCGTTCGGCCAGCGCGCCCGAGTAGCCCGCCCAAAAGCGCCATCCGGCCTTAACGCCGGGCGCAAGCTTGACAAAGATGGTAAGCACCATCCGCTCGTCCGCGTCGTCGATCGACTGACCGGCAGCACAACGAAAGCAGCTACCGCCCTTCTGCTCGCCGCGCGCCAGGGCGTGGATGAGGAGGCGCTGCGCACAGCACTGAAGTCGGGCGACACGCAGGCCGCGGTCGCGGCGACGGGCATCGACGGCATCGAGCAGCGGTTGACCGGTTTGACCGGAACGATGACGCGGGCTGCGATCGCCGGCGCTGCGGCCGGCTGCGAGCTTTTGCCGGCCGGCGTCGAGCTTGAACCGGAGCAGGCAGCGCCAGCGGCGCGGGCCACCGTGAGCAAGCGGAAGCGCAAAGTGCTGCCGCTGATGGCAGAGACGAGCCAGCGCGCGGTGCGGCAGACGGTGACGGCAGTGCATGGCGAGCAGGACACCGAGCGGGCGGCACGGCACATCGCGCGTGTTGTGGGCCTCACAGCACCGCAGGCGGCGTCGCTGACCACGGCTTATCAGGCCGGCGAAGTTGACACCAAACTTGACAGCGACGCCGCGGCGCAGCGGCAGCAGCGCGCGGACGCCATCGGCGGCAACGAGACGCATCACGCGGTTCATGCGGGCGCAGTGGCGGCCTGGGCGACGGCGCAGGCGCAGACGGGGCAGAAGCTCACGAAGACCTGGGAGACGCTCGATGACGAGCGGACCTGCGAGGACTGCATCGGCCTCGACGGCGAGACGGTCCCCGTGGACGAGCCGTTCAGCAACGGCGAGGACAACCCACCCGATCACTCCTTGTGCAGATGCGGTATTTCTTGTCAGCCATCCTAACTACGCTCTCAGAACACGAGAGTAGCGCCCCGTCTCTGGATTCCGTTCGAGAGTGAACGCGTATTCGATCGTGATGTCGCCCTCGCCAAGCCGACCGGAACAGATAGGCTCCCCGTTCGCACGCACGACGCGATATTCTGGGATAGCGTCTTGCCCATCGCTTCTGGTCGCCATATACGAGCAGATCATGTCGGCTGTAGCTTCGGTCAATCGGGAGCGCTCATCCACACGAATCATCAGCATCGACCAACCGTGCTCCATAAAGAAGCGGATGCGATCGGGTGCTATTCGAGCATGGCCGCCATACCAATGCCAACCGCCTCCGAACAACTCGATCGCGACCGGGAACGCACCGATGTCGCAGTTATAGATACCTACGGCCTGTTGGGGAACGACCGCGACTCCACGCGACTCGAGCACGGCGGTCAGGATGAACTCGCCTGACGATCTGTTCAATCCGTGCGCCTGACGGGTCCGCGCAATCTTGCTTTTCTCCTCAATGCTCTTCGCGCGTCCGGCACTAGCCCGGTGAGCCGGGCGAACCTGTGCGGTGCGCTGCTCCTCCGTCATGCGTGACCACTTGAGAGCTTCGGCCTCGCTCTGATTTCGAATGTGCACGCCAGCGCGCTTCAGCCGTATCCGGATACTCGCTCTCGTCGCGTCGAACCGCCGAGCAAGTGCGAACTCCGACTCGCCCGCCTCATAAAGCGCGGCTACTTCGTCGGTGGGTAATTGCACGCGGTCTATCCCGACCCGAGGATAAAACGTCGCCGGCCGCACTTGTATGCCGTTCGCTCGCATCCACCCCGTTACCACGTCAGCACTTGTTCCAATTTCGCGGCTGATCGCGGATGCGGACTTGCCGGCGACGTACTCTCTGACGGCGTGTTCCACCGTTTCATCCGGGTATCGAAAGCCCACGGCGCAGCCTCACAGCATTTTCACCAGTATATACCTATGTGTCGATGTAGCGCGTTCGTTGGCGTGGCGTAAGGTGTGCCCTGCGCTGCTCCCACATGCCTGACGGCAGCTAGCAGACCGCTCTCGCGCGGGCCACGCGCCGGGTCTTCAATGCAACCCCTTGCGGAGTGCCGACCGGCTACCGGGGCCTGCCAGCGCATACAGTGTAGAACCTGAAACTCCCCGCTAGACAGTTGGCTCCCGGTTGGTACTGTTAATTACGTCACTGGATTGGAGAACAACCTCTACCAGCGATTGAAGAGCGCCACCCCCGGCGCCGAACCCCTGATTCTGCGCAAGCAGTACGTTGTCAGCCTCGACGCGTCCGGCGCAGATCGCCAGGTCGCCGTCACCATCTCGACGGCATCGCCCGATCGCGAAGGCGACACGATCGCCGTCAAGGGCTGGCAGCTCGACAACTACCTCAAGAATCCCGTCGTGCTCTGGGCGCACGATTACCAGAGTCCGCCGATCGGCCGCGCGCTCGAAGTGACCACCGGCCGCGGCAAGCTGCGCTCGGTGACCGAGTTCTGCGAACGCGACCTCTACCCGTTCGCCGACATGATCTACCAGATGGTCAAGGGCGGCTTCCTCTCCGCCACCAGCGTGGGCTTCCGACCGCTGAAGTGGGTGATCGCCGAGGACCGCGCCGACGACAATAGCTGGTTCCCGCCGATCGATTTCAAAGAACAAGAACTCCTCGAATACTCGTGGGTGCCGGTTCCTGCCAACCCCGAGGCGCTGGTGGGCGCAAAAGCCGCCGGCATCGACGTGGCCCCGCTCAAAGCGTGGGCCGAACGCACGCTCGACGAATGGCCGGCCGATCTGCCGCTGACCGTGGCGGACGTAGAGGCTGCGCGCAAAGCGCTGACCACGCGGACGCTGCACCAGGGCGTGGAACTGCGCACGGCGCTCCCCTTCCATGCCAGCCCGACCGCGCCCGAGGGCGAGACGTGGGACGGCCCCGCCGAAGTCGCCGCCGCCTCGGTCGATGACCTCAAGGCGATGTGCGCCGCCTACTCGGGCGACGGCACGAACAAAGGCGACTACCACCTGCCGCACCACAAGCACGACGGCGAGCACGCCGTGGTCAAAGCGGGCGTCGATGCGGCGCTGGCGCGGCTCGATCAGACCAGCATCAGCGACGCCGACAAGGCGAGTGCCCGATCACATCTAGAGAAACACGCGGCCCAATTCGCCGAGAAGGGCGCAGCAGCGTCCGTGGAGAAACACATGGACCCCTGCACCAGCACCACCTGCAGTTGTTCGGCCGGAGCCTGCACCTGCGGCGAGGAGTGCGGCTGCGTCGCCGGCATGGCGAAGGCGCTGCGCGGTCTCGCCCGCAAGAGCGGCGGCAACCTCACCGCTGATGCGCTCGACCGGCTGCACAAGGGCTACGCGGCGATGACCGAGGCCGCCGGCCACATGAAGGCCGTACTGGACTCGTTCGAGAGCGACCCGGACGCGAACGCGGACAACATCAACAACCCCGCCGACGGCACCGACCCGGACGGCGACGGCGATGGCGACGCCAGCCACCGCGCCACCGAAAGCGCCGTCGAGAAGAGCAGCGAATCGGACCCCGAGATCACGATCGAGCAGCTTCGCGCCATGGCGGCTGCTTCGATGGCGAAGGCGATGCAGGCCGTCACCGGCCGCGTGGAGTAGAACGACATGCCCCTCACCCTCGACGACATTCGCACGGTCATGGCGGAGGAGGCTGAGAAGGCCGTCGCTCCGCTGCGCGAGAAGCAGAGCACCTTCGAGGCGCAGATCCGCGCCGCCGCCGGCTCCGAGGAGCGCTCCAGCGCCTCCACGCGCGGCGAGGGCATCGGCGTGCTGGTGCAGGCGCTCGCCGCCTCGAAGGGCGACACCGCGAAGGCGGCGCAGTTCGCCGAGAAGCGCGGCTTTGCCGGCGTCGCGAAGGCGCTCGGCACGGCGGATAACGTCGCCGGCGGCTTCCTCGTGCCCGAGGAATACTCCAACGACATCATCGAGTTCCTGCGCCCGCGCAGCATCGTGCGCAAGCTCGGCGCGACGCAGTTGCCGATGAGCGGTTCCAGCCTGCGCATCCCGCGGCTCAACACCGGTTCAACCGCCAGCTACATCGGCGAGAACGCGCCCGCGCCCTACACGCAGCAGGCGCTCGGCGAAGTCGTGCTGACGTTCAAGAAGCTGGCCGCCTTCGTCACGATCTCCAATGACCTCTTGCGCCAGTCCAGCCCCGCCGCCGACACGATGGTGCGCAACGACCTCGTGTCCGCGA